CGGCGAGCCGATCGGCGCGGTGTCGCCGGTTTGGTGTTACGACGTCAGGATGCTGCGATGATGAACGCGGCGAGCGCGATGCCGCCTACGATGGCGAGCGCCCAGCGCTCGGCGCGCTTGGTGATGGCGGCCGTCAGCTCGCGATCGGCGGCAGACGGCCCGACGATGCCGGCCAGTTTGCTGCCGCAATAGCGGCAGATGGTGGCCGCTCGCAGCACCGGCTCAGCGCAGGCCGGGCAAGCGACATGCGTGTGACCGAGCTTGCGCGGCAAGACTAGCGCGGCGACCAGCGCGAACGGTCCGAACAGGAGGCCGAGCAGCGCCCAAAGTGCCGGCGCGCGACCGCGGGAACTGCCAGCGATCGCGGTCACGACCGCGAAGCAGATCCAAAGAAAGACGATCGACACCGCTGTCGCGATCATCAGCGCGCCTCGCTGTTCTCCTTCGGCTGCGCGCGGGCGGCGAGCTCGGCGCTCAAACGCTCGAACTGGCGCACCAACGCTTCTTCCTCCGGAGTAACGGCCAGCACCGGCGGATTGCGCGGGCTGAACTTCGGGAAGAGCAGTTGCCAGGCTTGTAACCCAAACACCTTCGCAATCGCCGCGATTAACTCCAGCGACGGACTGTCGGCAACGTCTGCCTTCATCGCGTTGCGGATGGTGCGGGCGCCAACCTTGCCGCCGGCCTTGCGGCCGCCGCGGTACACAGCGATCTTCGCGACCTCTTCCGGCGACTTTTGATGGTACTCCAAGAGCGCGCTGATGTTGGTCGCAACGATCAACTTGATCGGACGGTTCGGCATCGCCTCACTTTGCCGAATACTGCTGGCAGTGTGCTGCCGGCTACCCCGTTGCCAAGCTGGCAGAATTCTGCCACAATCGCGGCGTGATCGAAGAACTTGATGCGCTGAAGTCCAGGCTGCGCGAGGCCACAGCGGCCGGGTTTCGCGTCGAGCTGATTTCCCAACAGACCGGACTGTCGCGGTCATGGCTGGAGAAGTTCCGGGCCTCGTATCCATGCTCTCCGTCCATCGACCGTGTCGCTCGCCTGAAGGCGTGGCTCGACGCCAACGGTCCGACGCGGGCGCGTCATCGGCGGCCGGCCGTCTTTCACCCCCTCCGCCGCGCCACCGATCCGGCGTTGGCCGAGGCCGACCCGGAGGTCGGCCAGTGACACCGTCAGCCGTTTTTTTGCCGCCGTCCGTGAAACCCAGTGAAACGGGCGCGCAACACGGTTGACGCCATGCAACTGTCCTTTGACCTCGAGCCTGGCTTGGTCGCCCGCTTCCCACACTGGGAGGACGTCATCGCGGCGGCGGTCTACGCTTCGCGCCGAGGCTTGAACGGCATCGCCGGCGACCTCGACATGAGTCCGTCGGAACTCACCCGGCGGCTCAACCGCAACAGCGACGAGTCACGGCCGCTGCGGGTGCACGACGCGGTGCGCATCGTCGAGGCGACCGGCGACATGCGGCCGGTGTACTGGCTGGTCGAGCGCTTCCTGCAGACCGACTCGGTGCGCCGCGAGCAGGCGATCTCGCAGATTGCGACGCTGCTGCCAGTGTTGACCGAGCTGGTCGCGCAGGCCGGCGTGAGCGCCAAGGCGCGCAAATGACTCCCAACCGTCCGCCTTCCTCCTATTGGGCCGGCGGCTTCGCCCGCGGCGTTGAACGTGCGCTGCGGGCGCTTCTATGCGAGCGATGGCGACCGAGGTAGGCGGGGCGCGGTAACGGGGCGGTACAGAAGAAGACGAACGAAGCGGGGCGGGAAAGTGGCTAACCAGATTCGCGGAATCGAGACCGAATATAACGGGTATCTGTTCCGCTCAAGGCTGGAGGCGCGCTGGGCTCGATTCTTCACAGAACTCGGATGGCAGTGGACATACGAGCCATTCGACCTTCCTGGTTGGATTCCCGACTTTTTGCTTCACGGTAAATCGCGTCAGATACTGGTTGAAGTGAAGCCAGTCATAGAATTCCCATTTGACGTCGCCGCAAAAATAGACACCGCCTATCCGAACGGCGACGCGTTAATCGTTGGAACCACTCCGTTTTTGTCTAGAGCCGATCATCATCTCGGATGGTTGCGCTGCGACGGCTGTTGCGATGATGGCGACGTCAAGCAATGGGAGCCAGCCGCTTTCCACATTGGGTCTGGTGTGCTTGGGATTCATCCGATCTACGGTGCTTTTGAGGATCGCATCAACGATTTTTGTGACGGCGATTCAGGAACGTTTGCCTATAACGCCGATGAAATAGTCCGCATGTTCGTCGACGGGAAGTGGGCCATCGCTTGTAATACCACCAGATGGGAGGCACGTCGGTAAATAACCGTTTCGTACAATCAACCAACAACCAACCGAGGGACGCAAGGGAGTGAGCCGAACCCGTCTTATCTACCACTCGTTCTTCACCGACGAGGACTTGGCGGAAATCCCGCCGCTATCACGCCTGGCAGCAATCGCGCTCCTCACCGTCGCCGATCGCGATGGCCGTGTGGAATACCGGCCTAAGCGGTTGCGCGTGGAGCTGTTTCCGTACGATGACGTCGTCGAGATCGAGGCCATCGTCGCCGACTTAGTCGCCGCCAAGTGGATTGATGTTTATGCCGCGGACGGCCGGCAAGTCATCCAAATCCGCAATTTCGTCAAGTTTCAGCGCATTCACCCGCGTGAGGCGAAAGGCACTCTCCCGCCGCCACCGGAACCACAAGGCAAACCAAAGGCTAACCCTAGGCGCGCCAAAGAAAGACCGCAGGCGGACAAAGGACATGCAATTCCGCGTGCTTCTGCTTCTGCTTCTGCTTCTGCTTCTGCTTCTGCTTCTGCTTCTACTTCTACTTCTACTTCCGGCAGTGGTGGGCAAAAGTTATCCACAGGAGGCGACGAAAAGGCTTTTGAGAAAAATTCTCAACTGCCAACACCAAGCGCCGCCTCGGACCTCCGCTCGCGCATCGAGGCGCTGGCCGACAGCAAACGCATCCGCCTAGTGGCTGGTGAGCGCGTCGCATGACTGCGGCCACCGCGCCGTCTACCGCCTCGACTGCCGGCGCTGCCAAGTGCTCGACCTGGCCGGCAGTCCCGACGTCCACGTCCGCGCCTTCCTCAAGCGCTACCGCGAGCAGCACGGACGCGACGCCATGCAAGCGCTGATCGCCGAAGTCCAAGCCGAACGGAGCCGCCATGCCAGCGCGTAACACCGGCATCCCGTACGCCATCCTCGACGTGCTCGCCGGCCGCGAGCTCTCCACCGCTGAAATCGGCGAACTGCTACCGGAGGCGCGACCGCAGACGATCCGCAACGCCGTCTCGCAGATGGTGCGCGACGGCCGCCTGGAGCGGGTCGACCCGGAGCGCCGGCACAGCGGCCGCTACCGCGTCGTGCACGCCAATCCGCTCGACGACTACCTCGGGCTGCGGCCGATGCTCGTCGGGCCGGTGCGGCGGGTGTGCGGGAGCCGGCCGTGAGGTGGAGCGAGGACAAGCTGCGGGAGCACGTCGCGAAGCGGCATAATTCCGCCGCTGTGGCGCGATCGGAAGCCGCGATGTCTCCGCGTAGCTTGCCTGGTATCCCAGACGCGCCTGCGGCCGAAAAAGCGCCGCCAAAACGGAAACCGCTCAAACTCGCGCTCTGCGAGCCATCCGAGGCCGCCGTACTGGACGCCATCCGTCGCCTGCTGCGGGTGCATCCGGCGGTCGCCTGGCATACCCGGATCAACAGCGGCGCCATGACGGTGCGCACCGACGACGGCCGCCAGCGCTTCGTGCGCTTTCACGACTGTCCCGGCATGAGCGACATCCTCGGCCAGTTGGTGAGCGGCAAGCTGCTGGCGATCGAGGTCAAACGGCCATCGTGGCGCGGGCCGAGCGACGAGCGCGAGCAGTTGCAGGCCGAGTTCATCCGCCGGGTGTGCGAGGCCGGCGGGCTGGCGTTTACGGCGAGGAGCGTCGAAGAGGCGCTCGTCTACCTCGGGCCGCTGCGATGACCGACTGGCTCTACTGGACCACGGTCGCGCTGATCGTGCTGGTGATCGGCGCCGGCAGCATCGTGCTGTTCGTGCTGTGGGCGGTCTGGGATGCGCTGCGGCGGCGCCGATGACCACTACCTGCGGCGCCTGCGCGCATCACCACGCCAGCGAGTACGGTCCCGAGTATGTCCGCTGTCGCTGGACGCATGGCGACACCGTGCTTTATGCGGTGCCGAGCGCGGCTTGCGTATGGACGCCGCCGCGCTTCCAGCCGCTCGAGGCTCCCGATGCTGCACGAGCCGAAGGCGGATGAACTGCGCTTCTGTCGGGACTGCCGGCATGCGGTGCCGGCGGCGCAGCTCGGATGGCACGGCTGCACGCACACCGCGGTCATCGAGACGCATCCGGACGTGCTGGCGAACTGGCAGGCGGGCTACGGCGAGCCGTTCGTGCTGTGCGCCAACGAGCGCCGGCTGCGGCGGCCGGGGACAGCGTGCGGCGTAGGGGGGAAGCTATGGGAGCCAGCGTAGTGGAGATGGCCGAGCGGCCGCATACCGCCGGCACGGTGGATCGGCTGCGGCGCTGGGGGACGTATCTCGCCAAGCGGGTCGACCACGGCCTCGGCTATCCGCGCCGGGCGCCATTCGTGACGCAGCGGGTGGATGGCGACACCGCCTACGATGGCATGCACCTGGCGGCCGACGTGGCCGAGGTGGATGCCGCTGTGATGGCGTGTCCGCCGCACATCACGGCGGCGTTGTACTTCCAGTTCGTGCGCACCGGCACGCAGGCCGAGAAGGCGGCGCTGCTGGAAGTGTCGCGGCGGGTGTTCCAGCAGCGCGTCGAGCACGGCGTCGATCAGGTGCACTGGACGCTATCCTGCAACAGGCGAACCCGGCGGAAACTGGTTGACTCTTGACAATTCGCTGCTGCGCAGTTTCAGTGCGAATCAGGCAGTGGTGAGAACTGCCGGTAGCGCGCTCTCCTATCTGACTCGCCCGGTCGCCAGCCGGGCGTTTTGTTGCGGCGCGGCGTCGAAACTCTAGCGGGTCCTCCGTCAGCCAGGAAAAGCGGAGGCGAAAACGACGCGAAATACAACGGAATGTGGCTTGACGCTGGCGCCTCCACTTTATGCGAGTAAGCCAGTCTGGAACGGCAGATAGGCGCAGCAGTTTGGTGTGTTGGCTTGAAAAGCCTTGCACCAAATGCGGAATCACCAAACCATTAGATGATTTTTCCCTACGCCTCCGGGCTTCTGATGGTCGGCAGTCGATATGTAAAAGCTGCGCGGCCGCATACCAAGCGGCAATCGCAGGGCCGAAGCGGTCGCGCATAGAAGCCGACCGCCGCCTCAATCTACAATTAAACAATGTCGCGTTAGGGCAGGGCGCAAAACGGCTAGTTTGTTGGCTTGAAAAGCCGTGCAAAAAATGCAGGCAAGAAAAGCCGCTATCGGCGTACTGGAAGTCGCCAACGCGGTTCGATGGGCGAGAGCACACCTGCATTGACTGCAAACGAAAACGCGAACACCTAACCAAGCAACAGCGCCAAGCGAAGCGGCGTGAGCAAAGAATCGAGTACAAGCGGTCATATCGGCGTCGGAAAGCGGCGGCAGCGGGAAGGCAACTAATCGCTAAAGACGCCGCATCTAGAATCGCGGCGGCGTGGTGGAAACAAGAGACGCGGGAACTGCGCCGCCTAGCTAAAGCGCGCACCGCCAATCCGGCAACACATGTTTCTTTGTGGCAGAAGGCGCGACCTGCCGAATCATATGCAGCGCGGTACAAGCAAAATATCGACTTCCGCTCGCGCGAGAGAGAACGTCAGCAGCGTTACAAACACGCGAACCCAGCGGCGGCGGACAAGTACAACGAGCGCAGATATGCGCGCCTCGTATCGTCGGCGGATGGAACTTTGACGGCTGCGGTATTACGGCAAATGTTCGCCACTGCGCGGAAATGCCCATATTGTGACGGAGCGTTAGATGGCCGAAACAAAGCGCTCGACCACATCGTTCCGGTGGCACGAGGCGGCGCGCATTCGCTAGTAAACGTGATCGTGTGCTGTAGAAGTTGCAACCTCGCAAAACGGGACAGGATGCCGAGCGAGTGGGAATCTCGGCTGCGCGAGCCAAACGCTGAGCGGTTCCGTAAGTTGTACGTGAAACGGTTTGGCGCCGCTACAACTCAGCAGACGCTTGGCCTCGCGTTCTGATGCAGGCACAACTTTGGACGATCAGCGGCCTAGCCGTCGAGCTAGATAAGGACCGCCGTACTCTTGCAAAGGATTTAGAAGGGCTTGAGCCGGACGCGGTTGATACCGCCGACAACGGCCGGCAGTCGCGCAAGTACCGAATGTCCAGGGTGTTTGCCCACCTGGCAAACGGCGGCATCGAGTCTCCGAAGGATCGGCTGACAAGACTACAGGCCGATAAAACAGAGATTGAGCTCGGCGCGCTCCGCGGATCGCTTATAGATCGCAACGTCGCAAAAAGGCACTGGGAATCGATGGTGCTTGCCATGCGATCGCTGATGATGGCATTGCCAACAAAGGCGGCGATTCATGTCGCCGGCGATCCGTCGCGAGTCGCCAAAGTGCAGGACGCGCTCACCGATTTGGTACATGAGGCACTGGAAGAAATTGCAGGAGACGCCATCGCGGCCGATGTTCGACGCCGATTTGATATCGCCACTCAGGGCAGCGAAACCGCCGCCGAGGCTGACGATCAGCGAGTGGGCGGATCAATTCCGCCGACTGAGCGGGGAAGCGAGCGCGGAAATAGGAAGATGGCGGACGAGCCGCGCTGAATATCAGCGTTCGATACTAGACGCAATCGGCGATCCGGATACGCATACCGTAGTCGTCCGGTCGAGCGCTCAGGTTGGAAAGACCGAGATTTTGTTAAACGCCATCGGTTTTTATGTTGCACAGGATCCATCGCCGATTTTATTGATACAACCGACGCTCGAGATGGCGGAGACGATTTCCAAAGATCGCATAGCGCCGATGATCAGAGACACGGCAGCGTTATCGGCGAGAATTGAAAAGGACGATCGAAAAAATACGCTACTCCACAAGAGTTTTCCCGGCGGACATTTGACGTTGGCAGGCGCTAATTCTCCAGCGAGTCTCGCTTCGCGGCCGGTGCGGGTAGTGCTGCTCGATGAGGTTGATCGGTATCCGCCGAGCGCTGGCGCCGAGGGCGATCCAGTGACGCTGGCGAAGGCGAGGTCTAAGACATTTTCCGCACGTAAACTCGTCCTTACCAGCACGCCGACGGTAAAGGGCGCCAGCCGGATCGACGAAGCCTACGAGGAGTCGGACCAGCGCCGCTTCTGGGTGCCGTGTCCGCACTGCGGCGAGCATCAGGTACTCGCCTGGCGACAGGTGCGCTGGGAGGAGAATCGGCCGGACACCGCCCGCTACCTCTGCGAGCACTGCGGCGCGGTGTGGAACGACGGCGATCGGCTGGAGGCGATCGGCCGCGGCGAGTGGCGCGCCGAGCGCGCGTTCGCCGGCATCGCGGGCTTCGCGCTGTCGGAGCTCTATTCGCCGTGGTCGCGGCTTGCCGAGATGGCGCGCGCCTGCGTTGACGCGAAAGCGTCGCGGAGCTCGGAGCGCATCCGGGCGTGGACGAATACCACGCTCGGCGAGTCCTACGAAGAGGACGCCGAGCGGCTCGACGAGACGGGATTGGCCGAGCGCGCCGAGACTTGGGACGGCGTTCCCGAGCCGGTGCTGCTGACCACGATCGGCATCGACGTCCAGGACGACCGGCTCGAAATGGAGCTGGTCGGCTGGGGCGACCGCGAGGAGTCGTGGAGTCTGGACTACCGCGTGCTGTTCGGCGACCCGGCCGGGCCGGCGCTCTGGGAGCAACTGGCGGCCTACCTGGCCGAGCACAAGCCGGCGGCGGCCTGTATCGACTCCGGCGGCCACCACACCGGGGCGGTCTACAACTTCGTCCGCGGTCGCTACCGGCAACGGGTATTCGCGATCAAGGGCATGGCCGGCGGTGGTCGGCCGGTGTGGCCGAAGACGTCCAACCGCAGCAACGTCGGCAAGGTCAACTTGTTCGCGATCGGCGTCGATGCCGCCAAGCAGCAGATCTACTCGCAACTGAAGCTGCGCACGCCGGGACCGGGCTTCTGCCATTTCCCGAAAGGCCGCGACGATCAGTATTTCGCCGGCCTGGCGAGCGAAGTGGTGCGCACCCGTTACCACAAGGGCTTTCCGGTGCGCGAGTGGATCCGCCGCAGCGGCGTGCGCAACGAGCCGCTCGACTGCCGGGTCTACGCCTACGCGGCGCTCTGCTCGCTCAACGTGCAGTGGCGGCGCCTCGCGGTGCGACGGCAGAAGGCGGCAGCAGAGCCGCAGGAAACGGCGGCGGAACCACAGTTGCCGACGGCGGTAGAGCGGCCGGCGCCTGGCACGCTGCGCACGCAGGCGAAGGCGCTAGCGCGGACACAGCCACGTCGGCGCGGCGGTTGGGTGGGGGCATGGTGACACGACAATGACCATCGAGATTCCCGACACCGAGCCGACGCTCGTCTACGCTGGGACGACGGTCGCTTGGACAAAGGACCTCACCGACTATCCGGCGTCGACCTACACGTTGACCTACTACTGGGTCAACACGACGCAGCGGCACG